CTTTATTATTGTGTCCTTTATGATCTATAACCATAGTCATAACACCTTGTTTTGTTTTCTTACCTGCTTGATGTTCAAACCATGTTGACTCATCTAAGCTAGGTACCTGGATCCAGGTGCGTCCATCATGTACTTCTCTGTGGTGGTGGTAATGTCCTGTAACCAGGATCTCGCTTGATCCTGCATGAAAGCCACCGAATGTTTGGTTCTTCCACCAGTTCATTAGTTTATTTTCTACCGATCCACTGTAACCTGCAAGATGTCCATGAGTAAAGCTCATGTTTGTGCCACATACGTTTAATGATAAGTGTGGTTCATCTGGTATAACAAACTTTACATGTTTGTACTGTGGTTTATCTGCAAATATTTCTGCAATCTGTTCAAACACTTCTATGTCATAGTTGTCCATCTCACCTGTTGGTGCAAGATTCTTTGCAATTCTTTTAGTTCCATGATTACCTGGTACTGCACCTACTACAACTACATCAAAGTCTCTTGACCATTCAACTAATGCTTTAGCAATAAGTCTTCTAGCTAACTTCATTTGATTACGATAATCGAGTTCGACTCCGTTAGGTCCCATAGCTTGTGGATAAAATCCTACGCAGCCCTCGACTATATCACCGAGTCCTACAACTGTTAACTGATCTAGCTGCACTCCTGCTTTACGCAAGAAGTTATAACGATCACGTACTGTATCTATCTTTTCTAAAAATCTATTAACAATAGCTTCAGTACCACCGCCATCACGCTTGCCTAACTGTAGATCAGATATAGCAACAAAGAAACTAGCTTTAGGTTTTGTTACTTTAGGTTTAGCTTTACGCTTGTAAGTCTGGATCCACTTAGATATACGATCATAATCTTCTTTGTCTAGTGCATGTTCTTTGTACACAATCTGTGCTTTGTATGCCCATGCTTGTTGCACGTCTCCTTTGCCCATATTCATATCCCACGTGCTTACACGGATAGTGTCATTAAGAATAGAATACTTGTCAGGATCGAATCCCCAAGATTGTAAAAGATCATTAAACTCTGGACTAGCGTTGTCCATAGGTCTTGTAGTTATAGTTCCAGTCTTAGTTTTGTAATCAAAAGTAACGCCTGGTTCCCAACCATTAGGGTGGGATTCTACATCTTTAGTTTCGTTGTGTGCTACGTCCTGTTGGGTTGCAGTAAGTTTACTTACCTGCGAGTTGTTTTTTTGCATACTCTTTTAGTACTACTATTACTGATCCACCACCTGCAATTGCTGCAGCTTGGATTGCTGTAATGTCTAAGTCGAGTGCAGGACCTACAAGTAAAGCAGAACCAAATGCTTCAATGAATGTCCATACAACTTTTTCGATAAGTGCTTTGAGTTCATCACTCATATTATCTCCAGTCTATATTATTGGTCTTCCCTTTAGTTTAGCGTCAATTCGTGTCACTTTTTCGTGAATAGAATCCAACGTTTTACTATCGGAACTTTGTTCTGGTGCGGCAGCACCATCTAAATTTATCTTACTTACTTCTAATGTAACTGGTTTACCTTGTAGTAATACTTTTGCAACCTGGTCATACATTTTTTTGTACGCTTTTTGTGATGATCCAATAAATCCGTCTTTGCTTACATCTAACACTTGCTGTGTAGATCCTGTAAGCACACAACCTTTGGTATCTTCATCAGTATTCCCTCCATGAAATAAAATCCATTGAAAATTAGGTACGTCTTTTATTTCTAACATACCGTAGTGTGAATTTTGATAACGCTTAGAATAATTATTGTGAAAGCCACCTTCTTTTCTAAACTTTATAGGATATGTACCTTCAGGTATACAGGTTTCACCATATACTTTGGTTACTTGATATTGGTCTTCAAGTGTATAACACTCAAACTTACCGTTGATAAACAACATTCCATTGGTTGCGTCAATTCCAAATTCATGTCTAACTAATTGTATCTTCATTTAGACTCCTTGTTTACATCATTATAGTCTAAACAATCAGGATTTGTACAGAATAATTTATAAGGTTTTATCTGTACGCCAAGTGGTTCTCCACATTTAGGACAAGATACTTTCAAAATATACTATCTGCTAGCTGCCCACATGTTGTCGATCATATTAGGATACTTACGATTGTTTGCTTTAGCTCTAGCTTTTGCTTTAGCTTTTTGTGAAGGTGTAAGTTTTTTAGATTTTCCTAGATCTTTGGGACGTGGTTTGTCCCATACTGGTTTACTTTTTGCCATACTATATTATACCTACTTCATTTTTTTAATTCTCTTAGAAGAGTATCTTTTTTTCTTACCTTTTTTATCGTATGGCATTATCTGCTCACTTTCTTTTTCGGTTGATCGTCTTTATCTTTACGTAGTCCTATAGTTAACAACCATAAAACTATACTTATTATTATAGCAACTCCAACTATGTCCTTAGCTGTGCCAGTTAATGTTAGCCATGCTATAAAAAAACCTAGCAAAGTAAATGTTTGTGCTATTGTCTCTTTAATTATCTCTGATAACCAATTAAAAAATTTCTTTATGTATTTCATATTCTACGTCTCATTCTAACTGGTGCGACTTGCACACTAGCCACAATTTGCGAAGCTATGATAACTGGTACTACAACCTCTTGTGCTTTTTCTTTTTGATCGTTAGTCATATCGTTACCAATAGCACCTAGATCTATCTCTTGTATATTTATATCTACAAAAGATCCTATTGGATCTGCTAGAAATTGTTCTGTCTGTACCTCTGTTACTACGTCAGCAAGTGTGTAATTCTCTACGTCTTTATTCTCTACAGCTTTAGCTACGTATACTTCTACTGCTTCTGCAACTGCTTCATCTTTTTCTACAGCTGCAGCAATGATCTCTACGTCAGCTGCTTCTACTTGTAATACTTTTGCAACTACTTCTACTTGTTCTTCTGTTAGTTCTTGTACATCAGCAATAGCTTCTTCAACAACAGCTTGCACAACTTCCTGTATTTCTTTTGTAGCTTTATCAAGATTTTGTACACCAATGTCATTTACTTCTTCAAGGACTTCGACAACTTCTTCTTCGGTAAGGTCCTGTACATATCCTTGTATTGCTTCTTGTTTAGATTCTTCATTAGTCTCCTCTGTTATTGGTAGATTCACAATCTTTTCTATTTGTGCAATCTCTATCTCTACTTCTTCTTCAGTAAGCTCTATGGGTTCTTTAATCGGTGCTTCAAGTATCTCTCTGTCGATATCCTCTTCAATAATTTCCTGTATTGGCTCATCCAAAACTTCTTGTACATCCTCTTCAACTTTTTCATCTACAATCTCCTCTTTTATTTCATCCTGTACTGGTATCTCCACCACGATTTCGGGTGCAATATCTTCCAAATCAAATTCAATAATCTCGAACTCAATAGGCGGTTCTTCAAACTCCACCACTTCATCTTTAATAACTTCCTCTTTAGGTGGGTCGAGTACAACAACATCATCCTTAGGAATGATGACTTCCACATCTTCTTTAATTT